CCATATTTTGATGACTTTGATCCATCTAATGATTTTCATAAGGTGCTGTTTAAACCTGGATACGCTGTCCAGGCTAGGGAACTAACATCTCTTCAATCGATTCTGCAAAACCAAGTCGAAAGATTTGGTCAGCATTTCTTTAAAGAGGGTGAAAAGGTAATTCCAGGTAATACAACATATAGTAGGTTTTATTATTGTATTCAGTTAGTTAACACATTTCAAGGAGTGCCCGTATCTGCATACGCAGAACAACTTGTTGGTACTAAGATTACTGGTCTCACATCAGGTGTGACTGCTTTCGTTGATTCTGTTCTTCTTCCAGAGGATTCGGAGAGAGGTAATTTAACGCTTTATATTAATTACTTGGATTCAAGCACGACTAATAACTCAACTCAAAATTTTAGTGATGGTGAGGAATTAGCATGTAATGAAATCATCACCTCAGGTCTCTTAGGCAACAGCACAATCAGTGCTGGAGCTCCTTTTGGAGTCACATTATCAAATGATGCTGCACAAACTGGATCTGCTTTTTCCATTGTAAATGGTGTATATTTTATTAGAGGCAACTTTGTCAATGTTGATACAGAGACTTTAGTTCTTGATCAATATGGAACTAATCCTAATTATAGGATTGGTCTATTTGTTAATGAAGAGATTATTACAGCAGATTTAGATGAAACTCTAAATGATAATTCTCAGGGATTTAATAACTATGCTGCACCTGGTGCAGATAGACTTAAAATTAGCACATCATTAATTAAAAAATCTTTAGATAATTTTGATGATGGATCATTTGTTGAGTTAGCAACTGTCGTAAATGGAGTTTTACGAACGGTCACCAAAAAAACAGGATTTAACGGAGCAGGTCCTGGATATGATGACATTGGAGATGTTCTAGCGAGAAGAACATTTGCTGAATCTGGTGATTACTATGTGAGACCTTTTGATGTTACGTTAAAGGAGTCTTTGAATAATAATGAAGGGAATGGTGGAATATACAATGCTGGACAATTCACATATGGTGGATCTGCCCCTTCAGATGATCTTGCACTGTACAGACTGTCATCTGGAAGAGCGTTTGTAAGAGGTTATGATATTGAAACTATTAATTCAACTTACTTAGATGTTGATAAACCAAGAACTACAAAAACAATTGAAGATCAGACAATAATTTATAACACAGGATCAACTCTTAAACTTGATAATGTTCATAGAACTCCATCTGTTGGCATTGGTAGCACTTATGTTTTAAGTCTTAGAGATCAGAGAGTTGGGACAAGTGCAGAAACTGCTCCTGGAAATGAGATTGGTTTAGCAAGAGTTTACGACTTTAAAATTGAATCAGGTGCGTATGACACTGCAAATGCAGATTTAAATCAGTGGGGTATCTCTCTATATGATGTTCAGTCATTTACTACAATGACATTAAATCAAGCAACCAGTCTCTCTGTTCCCACATTTGTCAAGGGACAAAGAAGTGGCGCAACTGCATTCATTAGATCAGCAGTATCTAATAGCAAAACCGTTACTCTTTATGAAACACAAGGTGAGTTCATTGCAAATGAACCTTTGTTCTTTGATGGAATATTAGATGGTAGAATTGCAATCGCTGCGACATCTCATGGTATTGGAGATATAAAGTCTGTATTTGGAACTACAGATGGAACAACTGGAATTCACACATTTAGTGCTGATACTGTTCAATCGGTTGCTCTTGACGTTGGTGTTGCAAGAATTACCCCAAGAGATCAAGGAGGAATCAGTACAGTAACCAGTACTAATCCTTTGTTCCCAGGAACAGCGATTAAACTGAATAGTCTGATTCAATATAGTGACCTTGCATCAGTCATAGGTGATGATAATGATCCTATCGCTGGTAGAGTTGTAAGCGTCGGTTCTTCTCATATTGAAATTGTAGGTGTTACTACTGTAACTGGAATTTTTGGTGGTAAATTACCGTCTGCCAATACAGATGTAACTGATTTTAAAGTATTGACTACGCCTCTTGATCCGTCAACTGATAATTCTTTATATACGAGACTTCCTAAATCAAATGTTGAAAGCGTAAATCTTACTGACGCTATCTTAACAATAAGAAAAACGTTTAACGTCAATATTGCAAGCAATAAATTATCCAGCACAATTACTGCTGATGACAATGAGGTGTTTTTACCATTCACTCCTCAAAGATATTCACTTATTAGAGAGGATGGAACAACTGAAGAATTAACTGCTGACAAATTTACCATTACTGCTCCTGGAGGAAAAAGCACTCTTCAAATCAACGGTCTTGGTACTAATGATACTGGATCAACTTTGATCGCTACTCTTAGAAAGAGAAAACCAAAAGCAAAAATTAAAGTAAGAAATAGAGTTCAGTCTATCATTGTTGATAAATCAAAAAATGTTGGTTCTGGTATTGGAACAACAACACTTAATGATGGACTTACCTATGGAAATTATCCTTTTGGAACTAGAGTCCAAGATGAAAAAATTTCACTTAATGCTCCTGATGTAATTGAAATTCATGGAATTTTTGAATCTGCAGATACATCAAATCCTTCTGCTCCGACACTCACTTTACAATCAATCACTAGTTCTTCTTCAACTATTAATGAATTTACAGTCGGTGAATTAATTATTGGTCAAGATTCTGGCGCATCTGCAATTATTGCTGAGAAGACTTCAATTGTTGATTCTAAAATTTCCTTCGTTTATAAGAATGATATTTTGTTTAGTGAGGGTGAAACAATAACTTCATCAGAGACTGGAATTAACGCTGTTGTAAATTCAGTTGACGCCTCTAGTTTTGATGTTTCTACTAACTTTGTATTCACAAACGGTCAAGAACAGACTTTCTATGATTATGGACAGATTAGAAGAAAACAAGACTCCTCTGAACCTACAAGAAAATTAAGAGTTTATTATAAGAGTGCTTCATACGAAAGCACAGATGACGGTGACATTACCACAGTTGGTTCTTATGACAACTTTAATTACACATCAGAGATTGGTCACGTAGTTGATGTGCAAAATAGTGATATTATTGACATTAGACCAAGAGTAAGTTCTATTGCAAGTGTATCTGAAGGTGATAGATCACCACTTGAATTTTTAGGAAGAGTATTTACTGGTTCTGGTGATTCTGCCCAGAACATTTTGGCTTCAAACGAGTCTATCTTTATTGATTTTGCATACTATCTTGGAAGAATCGATAGAATTTTCTTGACAAAAGACGGAGTTTTCCAGGTTAAGTATGGAATTCCATCAGATAGACCAGAACCGCCTAGTGTCGTTGATGATGCAATAGAAATCTGTGAAGTTGTCCTACCCCCATATTTGTATAATCTTTCTCAGGCATCTCTAAGATATACCTCGCATAAGAGATATCGAATGCAAGATATCAATAAACTTGAAGATAGGATTAAAAATCTTGAGTATTATACATCGCTCTCGATGCTTGAAACTAATACAGCAAACCTTTTTGTTGCTGATGCTGATGGTTTAAACCGATTTAAGTCTGGATTCTTTGTTGATAATTTTGCTTCTTTTACACCTCAAGAAGAAAGATTTATCAAAAATAGTATTGATATTGAGAAAAAAGAAACTAGACCAACTCACTATACAAACTTGGTTGATTTAATTAATGGACCTGTAGTTAATAATGACACAACTGCAGATTTAAATTTTGCATCAATTGAAGGTAATAATGTAAGGAAACAAAATGATGTGATAACTCTAGATTATGCAGAAGTTGAATGGTTAAAACAATCTTTTGCCACTAGAACTGAAAGTGTAACACCATTTTTGATAAGTTTCTGGAAAGGTTCAATGGAACTGACCCCAGCCTCTGACACCTGGGTAGATACTGCAAGATTAAGAGCAAAAATTATTGATGTTGAAGGAGATTACAGTTCAACTCTTGAGTTGCTTGCCCGTACAGAAAATCTTGATCCACAAACTGGATTGGCACCAATTGTTTGGAATGCTTGGGAAACTAACTGGACAGGTAGAACTGCGACTAGAAGTACAAGAGTAAGAAACACTGTTGAAAATAGGTTCCATTCCGGTGGAAGACAAGAAATAAGAAGAACAATTGAAGATACTCTTGAAAATGTAATTGAAACTGGTATTGAAGAGAGAACTGGTTTAAGAACAGTTGTGACTGAACAAATCGACAGAGAGTCTGTTGGTGACAGAACTGTAAGTAGAGACATTATTCCATTCATGAGATCTAGAAACATTGAATTTGTTTCTAAGAGAATGAAACCTCTTACTAGAATGTATGCGTTCTTTGATGGAGAAGATGTCACAAGATTCTGTGTTCCAAAACTTCTTGAAATTAGCATGGTTTCTGGAACATTTGCAGTTGGTGAGACTGTAACTGGAAGAATGAACAGAACAGGGTTAGACCAAGACATTGCTAATACTCAAGCAAGTATTACTTTTAGGGTTGCACAATCAAATCACAGAGAAGGACCCTATGATGTCCCTACAGCAACATTCAGAGATAATCCTTATAAAAATACTCCACTTTCTGGATCTTATTCCTCAACCTCAGAAATATTGAATGTTGATACATTCTCACTTGCTGCTGAGGCACAAGGTGATTTCTTTGGATTCGTTGCTCCCGGTATGGTTTTGACTGGTGGTTCTAGTGGAGCACAGGCAACAATAACAGATGTAAAATTATTATCCGATCTTGCTGCTAATTTAACAGGTAGTTTCTTTATTCCAAATCCAAACTCTACTTCATTCCCAGAATTTGAAACAGGAACAAAGACATTTACGTTGACAAATGATCCTGACAATAATCAAGACCTTTGTAACACAATCTCAGAGGAAGCATTTACTTCTGCAGGAACTCTTGAGACAGTTCAAGAAAATATTGTCGCTGTAAGAAATGCAAGAGTTGAACGTAGACAAGAATTTCAAGATAGAAGCGTTAGCAGAGACCTTGGTACTCAAGTTGTATCTGCTAGAGTTCTTAGACAAAGTTCAGTATTTTTCGCCCCACCACCACCGCCACCACCAAGGAGAAATTGGGGTGACCCACTTGCTCAATCATTCCTAGTTGAAGATGAAACTGGTGTATTTTTAACAAAATGTGATATTTTCTTTGCATCTAAGGATGACATGGATATACCTCTTGTCTTCCAGTTAAGAACAATGGCAAATGGTAGTCCAACTCAAAGAATAATTCCATTCTCTGAGATTGTTATTCCTCCTGAAGATATTACGACTTCTGCTGATGGTTCTGTAGCAACCACTATTGAATTTAAAGCACCAGTATATCTTGAAGGTAGTAATACTGACTACGCCATATGTCTTTTATCTAACTCTACCAAATATAGCGTTTATATTTCACGTATTGGTGAAAATGACACTTTAACTGACACGTTTATTTCTAACCAACCATATCTTGGTTCACTATTTAAATCACAAAACGCATCTACGTGGAATCCCAGTCAGTGGGAAGATCTTAAGTTTACTCTTTATAGAGCAGACTTCATTGAAAATGGAACTGTAGAACTCTACAGTCCAGAACTTACAAAGGGTAATGGAATGATTCCAAGACTCTTACCAGATTCACTTGTCCTAAATTCTAAGAAAATTAGGTGCGGACTTGGAACCACGACTGGTGATACTGGATATCAAATCGGTAATACATTTTTCCAGTTAGGAACTCAAGCAAGTGGTGATTTAGTTGGTGTAGCAGCAGAAGCTACGGGTATCACAGTTTCTAATCCAGGTATCGGTTATACCCCCTCTACGGGATCTAGAACCTTTAGTAGTGTTAATTTAGTCACTTTAAGTGGTAATGGACGTGGAGCTGTCGCAGACGTGTTTGTGAACGCTGGAGCAATAGGTGTTGCTACAATTACCAATGGTGGTTCTGGTTATCAGGTAGGTGATGTTGTTGGTATTTCAACAATCGGTATTGCAACAGTTGGTAGAAATTCCAGACTTACAATTACTGGTATTGGTATGACAAGTGAACTGATCTTTGAAAATGTTCAAGGTGAGTTCTTGACTGGTATCGGCAACACACTAATGTATATTAACAGTGCAGGAGTTACAACTCAGTTTAACTTTAAAGATGCTGTAGGTGTTGGTAACACAATTCAAAATATTGTTACTGATACCGATGGATTACATATTAAGGTTAATCATAAAAACCATGGTATGTATTTCTCTGATAATAGAGTTGCAATCAGCGATGTTCAATCAGATATCAAACCAACAAAACTTTCTGCAGAATATACATTAGGATCTACTGGTGAAATTTCTGTAAATGATGGAACTAATTTTGGAACATTTGAAAATGTTGGTGTTGGAACAACTAATGTTGGATTCCTGAAAATTGGTAATGAAATTATTGAATATACAAATGTAACAGGAAACGTTATAGGTGGAACAATTACCAGAGGGGATAATCAGGCAACCTATCCAATTGGAACGCCAGTATTTAAGTATGAACTTGGTGGAGTTAATTTACATAGAATAAACAAAACTCATGATTTGAACAACGTAACAGTTGACAATCCAATTACATATGATTCATATAATGTAAAACTTGATATGTCAGAGACTTTTAATACAGGAACTGGCACAAGTGCAGATGATAGAAGTAATGATGTTGGTCTTCCTAAGTTGTTTATGAACAGCACTAAAACTGCTGGTGGTTATGATATTAGAGCATCTCAAAACATGCCTTATGAAATTCTTACACCTATTATTCAAAACGTAACTATTCGTGGCACTACACTAAACGCTGAAGTAAGAACAATCACGAGTCAAAGTATAAGTGGCAATGAGATTCCATTCCTTGATGAAGGATTTACTGATCTTAACATCAGTGCTCCAAATTATTTTGATTCTCCAAGGATGATTGCATCTAAAGTAAATGAGAATGAAAAACTTGATAACATTCCTGGAAACAAATCTATGAATATGAGACTGTCTCTAGGAACAGTTGATACTAGAATAAGTCCTGTTATTGACGCACAAAGAATATCTGTTATTACAACATCTAACAGAGTTAATAGTGAAGTAACTAATTATGCGACTGATGCAAGAGTAAATACTCTTACCGAAGATCCTACAGCATGTCAATACGTTTCCAAAGAAATTGTACTTGAAAATTCTGCAACTTCAATTAAAATTCTTGTTTCTGCACATATTAATGCTCTATCTGACATTAGAGCACTGTATGCAATTAGTGATAAGCAAGGATTTGATCCTATTTTCCAACTCTTCCCTGGATATAATAATTTAGACACTAGAGGTCAAATTATTGATAGAAGTTTGAATAATGGTCAATCAGACTCTCTCGTAATTAAATCTGATAATTACAATTTTGAGAGTGAAAATCTTGATTACAGAGAAATGACATTTACAATTGATCAATTACCTGCATTTAAGTCATATAGAATTAAACTTCTATTGACATCAACAAGTCAGGTATATGTACCAAGAATCAAGGATCTAAGAGTTATCGCACTTGCATAATGGAAAAATATACTGTGGAGGGTCACTCAGATTTAGCGAGAGACCCTCAAAATGGATCAATTGTTAATGTAAATAACACTGAATATGAGCAATATCTTGCGAGACGTGAAGTGAAAAATGAAAAGAATCAAAAGGTACAGAACCTTGAAGAAGAACTTGCTAGTATGAAGGGTGATATTGATGAAATTAAGTCATTACTTAAGGAGTTTTTAAATGGACCCAGATAGCATCGAACTTAACAATCTTTCTAAGAGTTTTGCATATCAAAAATTAGCATCACAGATAGATAGTTGTGAAGATCGTGATGAACTTAGAAACATCGCTAAGTCATTTATTAAACTTTATTATAAACAACAAGAAACCATATCAGTAATAGGTATCCCGAATGGCTAGTAATAACATTACTTTTGATCCAGATTCTGGAGTTCCTTACGGTGCTAATTTAAGCATCTATACTGGCGGAGATTTCAAAGCAAAATTTAATGTGTTTAACACATCTAGTTCTGCATTTAACTTGACAGGATATTCTGGTTCTGCTCAAATGAGAAAGAGCACCTCCATAGGTTCTACAACCATCGCTGCTGCGACATTTACAGTCGGGATCACCAGTGCTCTAGGTGGTGTCATGGAAGTTTCTATGGGGTCTACGGACACAAGAAACCTCGCAGAGGGTAGATACATGTATGATGTGCTTGTTAGTTCTGGAGCAACTAATTACAACATCGTAAATGGAAATATATACGTATATCAGGGTATTTCCTCTGCACCATAAATACTTAAAAAGTAGTGAATAGATGGCACAACCTGCAAGTAGGACAG